CTTGATGAAGCAAATGGACGCCGGTCCGGCGTATCACGACCTCTGGACGCGGGCCATTCGCGCCAACGATCGCGGCGACTTTGACGCGGTTGAGGTGCTACTTGAAGAGGCGCGCGCCATGGTTCAGAATAACGGAGGTGCGCTGTGAAGCCCAACGCCGACGAATTACACGCCGCGCTTTGCGGTGACTACTGGGGAGCTCTGCGGTCGCTGAAGCGGCGCACCGGTCAGGGCTGGGAAGCGGTCATTGCCGCGTTTGTGGACGCTGGCGGTTCGGCATGATCGGCTGGGGCGGCGGGCCGGAAGACTTGCGCACGCTGCAGCGTCGGTCAGATTGGATCGCGGCGGCGGCTGCGCTGGTGTGGGTGGTGGCGTGGGCGGTGACCCGATGAGCGGCCAACGGCGGGCGAATTGGCGGGCGGAAGCGGCGCAGATGGTGGCAGCATTAGATGAACGCCTGTTAGTTCGCATCGAGGCCGACGCTGCACTACATAACAGACGAGCGCAGACCGTTGCAAGTGCGTTGGCTGATTTCGGGAACCGCATAGGCAAACTAGAGCGGCGCAAGCGCATCGAGTCATGGATAGCGGCTGGGTACGTGTGCGGCATGGCACTGCTGGTAATTGTGCCGTTGATCTGGAAGGCGGTGACCCGATGACCCGCCGCCGCGACGACACGCCGGAGATTATCTTTCTCGCGCTCTGGCTCTGCTTTGCGCTGGCGCTTGGCGGGTGGGTGTGGGAGGTGCTGCATGGCTGATTTCGTCCACGCCGCGCGGTTTGATGCGCTGGCCGCACATGTGCCGGAAATCTCGCAAGATCCTGCACAGCGCCAAGGCTTCATCGGCGGCACCGACATCCAACATATCCTCGGCCTTGAGCCCTACGGCTGCGCGCGGCGGCTGTGGTATCAGAAGACCGGGGCGCCGCCTGATCGGGAATTTCGCATGACCGAGCCCATCGTCTGCGGCAAGCGCATGGAGGATAGCGTAGCCGAGGACGTAAAAGAGCGCACTGGCTGGAATATCCGGCGCAAGAAGGCCAGCGCTAGCGGTCATGAGCTGCAACGGGTGGACCGGGAGATCGTCGGGCATCCGCGCGGGCCGGGCGTGCTCGAAATCAAGACCGTGAGCGACCGCGCCTACTGGGACTGGAAGCGCGACGGCGTGCCGCTCGGGTATCTGATGCAGGTGCAGTGGTACATGCGAGTGCTCAAGCGCTCCTGGGCGTGCCTCGCAGCGCTCAACAGGGAAACGGATCAGATCGACCTTTTCGAGATTGACGCGCGGCCGGATCTAATGGCGGCCGTGGCTGAAAAGGTCGATTGGTTTATGTCGCATCACGTAGACCAGCGCGTGGCGCCCGCTTGGCTGGAGGAGCGCGACGGGCGGTGTGAATCGTGCCAGTGGGAGCCGACATGCCAGATGGACGAATGGTCAGCGGTGGGCGACCAGGGGCTGGTGCAGATAGAAGGGCTGGCGCCGTTGGTGGCAGAGTACCAGCGGGCGAAGGATCTTATCAAGCGGGCGGAGAAAATGGCCGACGTTCTTCGCGCGGGCGACGAGGCCGCGGATGACGAGGCGCACCGGCTCGGGATTGACGCGCTGATTGGCGTTAATGAGCAGGCTCGGGCGTCGGCTGATGAGCGGGTTTTGTTTCGGGTGGTGGAAACTTCGCGGGTTGATACTGACGCGCTGAAGACGAAGTACCCGGAAGTATATGCGGACGTGTTAAAGCGGTCGGTAAGCCGGCCGTTGCGAATTTTCAAAATCAAGGGAGCAAAGTAATGAGTACGCAGATGACGACGCCGGAGCAAGCGCCGGCGCAGACCATAGCGCGACCGCAGCGCAGCGTCTTTGATGACATCGTGGAAAACCACGCTGCGCGCGCGCAAGCAGAGCAGGCGAAAGCGGACAAACTGTGCGCGGACGCATACGCGAACGACCCTCGCGCCTACGTGATTGCGCTTGGGCGTGATTACGGACTCGGAACGGCGCACGCGCTCCAGATGATTTGGGTGGACCCGAAGACCGGCAAGCCCAATCTGTACGCCGGGGCGCGGGCCACGTTTCTCCAGCAGGCCGGTTACGATTGGCGGCCGGTGGTGATGACCGACCAGGAAGTGCGGTTGCGCTTCATGCTTCGCGGTGAGTGGTTGAAAGACGCCAACGACAAGCCGTTGGAGGTGTCGTTTACGTTTAAGGAGGCTGAACAAGCGGAATATGTGGCACGGGCTCGTGGCGACAAGAAGACCGGCAATTATGACAAAGTACCGAAAAACATGCTTTTTGCGCGGTGTATTTCCAATTTTCACCGCTGGTTCGCCCCGCATGTGATCGGCGCGACTGTCTACGACATGGGCGAGGTCAACATGGAGTCGGTGATCGCGGCGACTGAATCGGCGTCGGCCAGCAAGCTCGACGCTCTCGAAGCCGAACTGATGCGCGAACCCGTGGCGGTGGCGAATGTTTGAGCACGGCGCGTGGTACACGGGCTCGATTAGTGGAGTCGAATACATCAAGTCCGAAAAGAAGGGCACTCCGGGCCTTGAGATCACCGTCGAAGTGTCCGACCGTGGCAAGATTACTGGCGTCTGGTGGCTTACCAACTCGCTCGTCAATAACCCAGACGACAAGGCGGCGAGCAAGGTTCCGCAGTGGGAGGCCGCGCAGATCCGCTGCAAGCAGTTTGGCTGCACGGAGGATGGCTTAGGCCACCAGGAGACATGGCTCCTGCACATCCAAAAGACGTTCATCGGCCAGCAGGCGTCAGTCATGGCCGAAGTCAACCAGTACGGCGACACGTCTGCGCAGGTGGTTTGCAAGCCGAAGGTGGGCGGCGGCGGTGGCTTTGCTCGGGCAGCGGCTACGGCGTCACCATTTGCGGCGCGGCCGGCCAACTCGGACCCGTTCGCGGTTGGAGACGACGACCTGCCATTTTAGACCCGCGGGCAACCGCCCGCGGCCTGCCGTTCCAATACAGCGCACGATCTCGGAAATCCGCGCGGGACGGCAGACCGGGGGCGGCTACGACCTCCAGAAAAGAGGCAGTCTGAGCTTATAAACCACTGAATACACCTGTTGGATTTGGATTCTTGAGGCGGGCCGGGGAGACACTGGCCCGCCGAAAACAAAGGAGAGTTATGCCACGCGAAACATGCCATTGCGGAGAGTGCCAACGGTGCTACCACCGCGCGTATATGGCCGCGTGGCGATGGCGGAAGATCCGCGGGCCGCTGCCAGCAGCATGGGCGGCGCAAGCGCGGACGGAAGCCTGGCAGTTGCAACGCTACATCTGCCCATTGGCAGAGATAGCGAAGTACCAATTTGGCCGCAAGACGACGCGGCCGGCTGCGGAATAGGAGAGGGACATGGAAATAGCAACGATTGGACTGTTTTTGCTGGGCGGCGGCGCCTACCTGAAATGGAAGCCAACGCGGGCGCAGGTGTGGAACTACATCGCGGCATGGGCGGCGGCGAATCGGGACGCGGCGATCACGCGGGAAGCGCGGAAGCGCGAGTATTTAGCGGCGGAGGTGGCGTGCTGGACGCGATGAAGAAGGAGACCACCGATGGACGCTAAACGGCTGGAGGAGTTGGCGGAGAAGTGTGAGGCGGCTTTGAAGTCGCCAGAATATTGGCTGGACAACTTCCTGCAAGCCGAGGACATCGCCGACCTCGCCCGCTGCGCGAAGGCTTGGGAGAAGGTGGAGCGGACTAGTAACCCGATGATTGAACGCTGGAACTGGCCGCAAGGCGCGAAGTGGTATTTCCGTCCAGGTGGCCGACGTACGGGTAGTGGCGACACCGCCATCGCCGCCGTCGAAGCCGCGCCAGAGGTCACCGATGCGAACAAAGGCTGAGGCGCTGGCGAAGCCGAGGGCTGGGGATCGGTGGCGGATGTCATTTAACGAGGAGTACCGCATCACTGCGGTCAAGAATGGATATGTCCACGACGAATGTACAAAAGGAATCGACGCGGGGCAAGGCGAGTTGTCCAATCCAATCGGCCTGTGGCAAGTATGGGCATCTGCCGCGAACGCCGAGTACCTGGGAGGTGCGGAATGATCCTCGCTGACCGCCTATACGACAACCAGCAACAGACCTCGAAGCTCAAAGACGAACTCTACGCCGCACTCGAAACGGTGTTCGGATCGACCGAGTGCGGGCGGCTCACATACGATTACTACGACCGTTCGTTCGAGGCATACCAGTTTGAACCCTTTGATATGCAGCCAACGCCGGAACAGTTGGCGCAAATATGGGCACTGGGGTTCGAGCGGTTTTGGATACACAAAGGGGACAAGCGAATGGCCGGGCAGCAGGAAGAGCAGAACGAGCGGTTTTTTTGGCGAGGCCGTCCATGATCCGCCGAGTCCGCATAGCCCGCAAGCGGCTGGCGATTGCGCGGGAGAGTTACTTGGGAGCGCGCAAGGCTGAGAACTCCAGATGCGAGAACGGCTGGAGGGACGTGTCTGCTGCGTGGAATCGAGTAGACCGCCGCTGGCTTACCCTCCGCGCCATCGAGCGAAGAAAGGATCGGATTGCATGAAGCAAGGCAAGCAACTCAAAAACGCCGTCCGCGTGACACACAAAGCCCCCGGCAAGCGCGGGAAGCAGGAGACGCGGCACTTCGACACGCCCGCCGAAGCGCTGGCCTATATCGAGCGCAACACGGCACCACGGGAGCATGGGAAGAGGGGGAGGATTGCATGAAGACCATACGACTCACTAAACTCGAATCCGCCGCCTACACCAACGGAGAGCGGCGGTTCTGGCGGGCGATGCGGAAACAGCCGGACGCCTCGGGGAGCAACGGCGGGAAGCTGCGCGGCGTCGTCTGGAATGACGTCTTTGACCAATGGGACGCGCAATACTTCGGAGACCATCCACGTTTGGTCGGTAAGTGTCCCTACGGCAAGCCCGGCGACCGAATCATTCTCGCCGAGCGCAACACGTGCGGGACACAGGCCACCATCACCCGCGCCGAAGTCGAGCAGCGCAACGGGCGCTGGGGCTGGGTTGTGGAGGTGGGGAATGAGTAGAAGGTCTTTGCTCAAAGGCTGGGAGGCGATGGCTCTCATCGTGGTTGCATTATTTGGCGTTGTCGTGTTGCTGACTGGGCTGGTCGCATTGCTAGGCTTGACGCTCAAATATGTGGGGATCGCATGACCCCCGCACGCGCGGCGGAGGTGCTGCGGGGTGAGAAGGCCACCGCGTATGACCGGGTGAGAGCGGAGGTCATGGGCGCTGACGCGCTGGAAATGTTGGAGTGGCTGTTTAAGACAGATGGGTACGGAACCATGGCAATTGATGTTCTGGAAAGTGAGTGGAACGGCGAGGACTCGTTCCTCGACTACGCGCGGGCCGAGTGGGAGAAGGAGAGAAAGGGATGACCCCCCGCCCGCCGCCGTCACTCCGCCGCATCGCGGAGCTTGAGGCGCACTACGCGGACGAGTACCCAACGACACCGCGCCAGGTGCGCAAGCAGTGGGCGGTAGCGGAGGCGAACGTCGAAGCTGACGAACGCCATGGGATACAGAACGAAGACCAGCAGTAACCCCGGTTTGCCGACCTGGGGAGGAAAGGGAGCAAAAATGACAGCCATACAGGGGATAATGTGTCTCTATGCCGACGAGACAGACATCGGGATAGCAGCCGGGCTTGCCGTTGGGCCAATCGACCAAAAGGAAGCATCGCGGCTGGTCGTGCTTCGCCATTACCTTCACCGGAGGCCGCCGATTTCCCACGCCTACGGGCTTTTCCTTGACGGCGATCTGTGCGGAGTCTGTACATTTGGCGTTCCACCTAGCCGACACCTGCAAATGAGTGCGTGCCCGACTCGCCCATCCAGTGTGATCGAATTGAACCGGCTGTGGGTCGATGACACGCTGGGCCGCAATACGGAATCGTGGTTTGTTTCCCGCTGCCTCAAGCTACTTCCGGCGTTTATTGTCGTCAGTTACGCTGACACAGCATGGAAGCACCGTGGGTACATTTACCGGGCGCTAAGTTGGAGATTTGCTGGCGTGACGGACGAGGAACGGAAGACTCCGCGCTTTGATTATTTATGCCCCGGAAAGCACACGCGAGAGGCTTTTAGGAGTGGCGACGGCGCCAACTCGCAGAAGGTGCGACGGCTTCCAAAGTACAAGTATTGGACCGTGACCGGGAATCGCAGGGATAAGAGGGCGCTATTAGCGGCCTCTGGATGGCCGGATAAGCCGTGGAGCGGCTACGACAGCAAGATCGACGCTTAATCAGCAGTAACCAGGCCAATGCCGACGGCCTAAAACGAAAGGGAGCAAATGAGATACAAACCATGGGTGCCGGGCGATCCGTGCAAGCGGTGTGGCGCGCCTATACCGACGCTGGCTGATAAATTCCAGCCGCGCAACAGTACATGCAAGCCGT